CAAGGTTGTTTGTACGAAGCCCCCAGGCAGAATGTGGGCTTCTACAGAGGTGCGACCTAGGGGAAAGCAGTCGAAACTTTCTACTGATACGAAGCTGGCTAAGGAATGGCTAGACAATATTCCTAATCTTGATGATTTGTACACATGCAAGACGTACGATGAGCTAGAAAAAATTGTGAATGATTGGCTTAATGGAGAAGATGATGAATCCGACGGCACTGAGTTTGGTGGTTCATCATCTTCTACAAATAGTACAGACACACCATCCCCATCTACTTCAACACCCAAGAAGTATAAGTCATTAGACGATGCGTTTAGTGATCTTGAAGACCTCTAGGACAGAGACAGTATAATTTTTTAATACTGGATGAGGCCTAGCAGTTTGCTAGGCCTTTTTTTATAAGGTTGGATTTAATTTTGTAATACTGCACTTGGATTATTATGTTTATAAATAAGTCTGGAGAATATTATGGCAAAAAAGAGTAAAAAAGAAAAAAATAATGAAGATCCTATAGAGGATTTCACGGGTGACTTAATCACCGCATTGAATAAAGAACATGGCCAAAGAGTTGCGTATAACCTTGCTCATGATGAATCACCAACCCATGTTAAGCGTTGGATCTCAACAGGGTCTAAACAGCTTGACTATATTATCTCGAATCGTAAAAATGGAGGTCTACCAGAAGGAAGAATTGTAGAAATATTTGGACCTCCGTCTATAGGCAAGTCACACATCGCAATTCAAATTGCTCGTTCGACACAAGAAATGGGTGGAATTGCTGTCTATATTGATACTGAGAATGCAACATCTGTTGAAAACTTAGGGCTACTGGGTGTAGATATTACAAAAAGATTTGTATATGTTGACACACACTGCACGGAAGAGGTTTTTCAAATCGCGGAGTCTACAATCCTTAAAGCAAAAGCCCTGAATAAGGATGTTCCGATCACCATCATCTGGGATTCTGTTGCAGCTTCATCGCCTAAGGCTGAATTAGACGGTGATTATGATAAGAATAGCATGGCATTAAATGCCAGAGCAATCTCTAAAGGAATGAGAAAGATCACAGGGATAATCGGTCAAACGAACACGTTAATGGTTTGTTTAAATCAGATAAGGACAGCAATAGGTGTGATGTATGGAGATCCAACGGTCGTTCCAGGAGGAAAAAGTATTCCCTTCCATGCCTCAGTTCGTATCAAACTTGGTGCAGGTCAACGGATTGAAAATAAAAACAAGGAAGTTATAGGAATTCACGTTACTGCGAAAACTATTAAAAATAAGGTTGCAGCACCATTTAGGGATTGCAAGTTTGAGATTCATTTTGGAAAGGGAATAGTAGAGCATGAGCAGTTGTTTGATTTTCTTAGGGCACATGGTCCAGAGATTATTGGCAAAAATGAAGTATCAGTAACCGGGGCAACGGCATGGAAAACAGTAAGTATCGTTGACGCAAAGTCAGGTGAGGTTAAAACAAGCAAAAAGTTCTATAAACCTGATTTTGGAGAGATCCTGGATAGTCCAGAGTTCAAACCATACCTTGATGACCTAATAGAGCAAGCGTTGGTCCGAAAAATGATGACTCTAGATGGTGTAAACGTTGATACAGAATCATACGAGGAAATCAAGGCCATTTCTGCAGAATTAGAAGAAGAAATTATGCCGGAGTAATATGGAGATGCAACGTCCAATTATGATTGTTGACGCCTTGAATTTATTTATGCGAAATTTCACCGTAAATCCTAGCATGAGTAATAAAGGGCAGCATATTGGTGGGTTTGTTGGATTTTTAAAATCTTTGTCAATTTTGTGTGATAGAATCAGACCGAAAGACGTTTTTGTTATATGGGAAGGCGGCGGATCACCGAGAAGACGGGCAATTTATAAAGAATATAAACAAAATCGTAAACCTATTAAGCTTAATAGGTTTTATGGAGATGAAATACCAACGACATCCAACAATCGAGACAATCAAGTGGTGCTAACAATAGAATCTTTGAGAAAAACGGCAATTCAGCAGTTATATATCTCTGATTGTGAGGCGGATGACGTGATAGGGTACATAGTCAAACATAAACTTAAAGAAGACAGATGTGTAATAGTCTCATCAGATAAGGATTTTTACCAGTTGCTGTCAAAAAAGGTAATTCAGTGGTCTCCGGGTCAAAAACGCTATATAACACCAAAGACGCTGATACAAAAATTTGGAGTATCTGCAACTAATTTTTGTACAGTAAGATCTTTTATAGGAGACACATCAGACGGTATAAACGGCGTTTCAAGAGCAGGATTTGCATCTTTATCTAAAAGGTTTCCTGCTCTTGCAGAAAATAAGTTCGTTTCAGTTGATGATTTAATAGAAGATGCAAAATATGCTAGTGAAACAAAGAAATTAAAGCTTTACGATAATATGATTCTGCAATCAAACATAGCAAAAAGAAATTGGAAGCTGATGTATCTAGATATGATTGGATTATCTGCTCATCAGATAAGAAAAATCGATTATGCATTTGAGAATGTGCAATACAATAACAACAAAATAGATTTAATTAAGCTATTGGTAAGAGAAGAAATACACAAGTTTGACGCAGATTCTTTTTTCACATCAGTTCAGGCACATACAAGGGACAAATAAATGGTAGATAGCGCAACGCATTTTGGACATTATGGAAAGCTATTTCAAGAAAAAATATTCCAAAGTTTAATGACAGATAAAGATTGGGCTACTCAAATGGTTGAGGTAATGGATCCAACGTTTTTTGATGTGCGTTATTTGGAATATTTAGCAGATAAGTTTTTTGCATATTTTAAAAAATATAGATGCTTCCCTACACTAGGGTTGCTTGTTACTATTATTAAAGATGATTTATCTAATAATGATGATATGATTCTTAGGGATCAAATTGTTCAATTTCTTCACAGGATTAAAACGAGCACAGACATTACAGATCTTGCATATGTTAAAGATAAATCACTTGATTTTTGTAGAAAACAGGCCTTTAAAGATGCTTTGGAGAAAGCTGTGGACTTAATCCAAACAGAGAAATTTGAAGACGTTGTAACCCTGATGAAGACAGCTGTCTCCGTAGGGTTACCTTCTAGCACAGGACATGATTTTTTTGAAGATGTAGAGGCAAGGTTTGTTAAGATTAATAGGCGAGTTTGTCCAACTGGGCTTAAGCGTCTAGATGCAAAAGACGTGCTTCGAGGTGGTGTTGGCCGAGGAGAGCTGTGTGTTGTGACAGCACCAACAGGAGTGGGTAAATCTCACTAGCTCGTATCAATGGGTGCCCACGCAATGAGGGTGGGAAAAAATGTCTTGCATTACACATTCGAATTATCAGAATATGCCGTAGGTTTGCGATATGATTCAAATTTATGCGATATTCCATCTAATGATGTTCAAGATAGAAAGGCTGAGGTGCTCAAAAAGTATGAAAATATGGGCCTGGGTAGGCTAATCATAAAAGAGTATCCTACAGGTTCTGCGACAGTTATAACAATCAGAAATCATATTGAAAAATTAATGTTAAAAGGATTCACGCCGTCTATTATTATCATTGATTATGCTGATATCATGAGGTCTACAAAGACATACGATTCATTACGCCATGAGCTTAAGTTAGTTTATGAAGAACTAAGAAATCTTGCGATGGAAATGAATGTTGCGATCTGGACTGCATCACAAGCCAACAGGGAGGCAGCAAATGCTGACATAGTTGGACTGGAAAATATGGCAGAAGCATACGGTAAGGCGATGGTTGCAGATTTAGTAGTTTCAATTTCTAGAAAAGCCACAGAAAAGTCGACAAATTCAGGTCGCTTGTTTATTGCAAAAAATCGCGCAGGCAGAGACGGGTTAGTTTTCCCTCTATGCATTGATACTGCCAAGAGTACTTTTGAGATATTAGATGAGAGTACGCTTACGTTAAGTGAAGCAATGGAACAAACGGACTCTGATATGAAGAATCTTCTAAGAAAGAAGTGGAAAGAAGTAAACAAAATACCCGTAGATGAATAAAGTATAAATAGAAAGAAGGCAAATATTAAATGGACAATATTAAATTAGGTATAACCGACATGTGTGCACAAGTTCTTCATGCATATGGCATTAAACCAGAGACGTATGGTCCGGCATATGATGGTGAAAGTGTTGGGTTGGACTTATATAATTGTGGGCCAGAAGTTACGATTTATGGAAGAAATAAATGGGTGGCATTTGACGAAAAGGGTGTCCTTATTCCAACGGGAATAAAAATAGCCCTGCCCCCTAATACAGTTGCACTCCTTAAAGAGAGGGGTAGCATTACAAAGTCTGGTCTTTTCGTAAGGGCAGGCGTGATAGATCCAGGATACACAGACGAGGTTTTTGTAAATTTAGTCAATTTGGGAGAAAAAGATACAACTGTACCAACGGGTGCAAGGCTGCCGATTCAAATGATAGTTATGTCATGCTACACAAGATTTAGTGTAGTTAGTAGTCTGGAATATCTTGAGGAAACAAAGAACGCAAAAAGAATGACAGGTAAAATAGACAGTTCATCACCTAATTCAGGTGAAAGCCTAACACATAATGAACACACCTCACCTCAGGAAGACTTACAAAGACCGCTAGGAAACAAGCTGTAGAGCTTTAAGAGGAATAAAATGACAACGTTTTCTAAGACGTTCGAGAAAAGCTTAAATTACTTTGGCGGCGACGAGCTAGCTGCAAATGTTTTTACTACGAAATATGCGTTATCAGACAATGATGATAATATTATAGAGTTATCTCCGGATGATATGCACAAACGACTGGCAAAGGAGTTTGCTAGAGTAGAATCAAAGTATGAAAATCCTATGCAAGAAAGTGAAATTTATGAACTGTTAAAAGGA